ACATTAATGACTTGCAGAATAAGATGAACTCAATGCAGTTTAATTTAGACCAGTTAAGTGTTGGTAAAGATGCGTTCATAGAAAAACTTCGTGAGGCTTTTGCTGAAGATAAAGAAGAAGAAGCTGAAGCGTAAGCTATGATTATAAGGAAGTGTAGTCAAGGTAAACGAATTAGGTTACATCGTAACACAACTCCTAATGCTGTACGTGCTAAAACGTATGCTGATGGAACTGTCGAAACCTTGACTTACCCTTCTGCTGGTTATGATTATTTTGTTGAAGTAGATGGAAATGTTGTAAAGCGTTCTGATAGTTTTAAAACAATAGAAGAATATTACGTATCTAAATGTGAAGATAATTGCGATTATAGTCATGGAAGAATAATAGTAGGTAAACATCAAGTAATAGGTGGTATTGCTACTTTACAATCTGAGTTTCCTGATGAATCAAATACTAAAGCAGAGATAAAAGCTTGGTACGATATGAGAAGTATTTTATATGATGATAATGAAACTAAAACAGAATTATTATCTAGGATCGTAGAAAACTTTGGGGCAAAACACATAAAGAAATAATATGAAGAATCCTTTAGCAACATTTTACGGATGGCAAGTTAGTTCAGGAGCATTAGATGGGTGGACATCTTATCATTTAGCAGCTGGATTATTTATAGCAAAGGTAGCACAATGGTTGGGTGCATCAGATTTATGGGCAGTCTTATGGGTACTTATAATAGGTATTGCATGGGAAATATTTGAAGTGTACGTAGAAGGTACAGAAGAAACGTATGGTACAAAACAACGATGGGCAATTAATACTGCATCAGATATATTTGTTGAGGTAGCAGCTGCTTGGTGGATGGTATTGTGAACGAAGATCTAAAAGACTATATATCTATAATAGTATTCTTAATAATTGTTCTTGGTGGATTAGTGCTTATTGGGAGTTGTAATGGTGGGTGGTCTGTAGCAGGGATAGATGTATCTCCATCAGATTCTATTTATACAAATTTTATGATTATAGTAGACCAAGATAGTGTACAACATTGGTATGTAAGAACTACTGCTTATGGTGGAATACTTATTGGAGATAATTGGTGTCATAAACACGAACAATGGGAAACAGTAGAGAAAAAGTGAGTGAGAAATCGAAAACATATCGGAGTTATGGGGTTACAAAACTTGATGATAACTTTCGTATCAGTCTTAACATTAAGTGGCTTGGTCAAATTATTGTTGGAGTTGCTTTTATTGTGTTGGGATACTTACGCATTGAAAATAGACTTGGAGAGCTTGAACGCAGAATGGAACTTGCTGATAGTAGAATTTTAGAGCTTGTTGAAAAAAATCAAATAGAAGAACAAAAAGAACGTGAAGCGATGGAAGAACGTATTAGTTTTTTTGAAAAAGAATTAAATTTAAATCCGTTTTCATGGAAAAAAAGAAAGAAAAAATAAAAAATGGAATTTATGGAAGTTTACGCAGAAGGGGGTATGATCGCTGTCGTAGGGGCTTTGCTAGTGTATATGGTATTCTCTATGAACAAAAGAGGGTCTGTGCAGGAAGAAAATTTAAACGACCTAAAAACAGAGAACAGGGGTCAGAGTGAAACACTTGAAAATATGGAAGGTATGGTTATTAAGCTTATTAACCGCTGGAATCAGAGTGACGACAAGCTTGACAGAAAGTTTGATTCGATTACGAAGGAAATTAATGATTTGGACAATCAAGTATCGGAAATAAAAGGTATTATAAGTAGATTAAATGGAAAGGGATAGGAGTTAATATGCCAAAAAAGAAAGATCCAAGACTAGCTAGAGCAGGAGTGTCAGCTTTTAATAAACCTAAGCGAACTCCAAACCATCCTAAAAAATCACATGTAGTGGTAGCTAAAGTAGGAGACAAAGTAAAGACAATACGTTTTGGTCAGCAAGGAGCTAGCACAGCGGGAAAACCAAAAGCGGGTGAGTCTAGGAGGGTGAAAATGAAAAGAAAGTCATTTAAGGCTAGACATGCTAAAAATATTGCTAAGGGTAAGATGAGTGCAGCTTACTGGGCAAATAAAGTAAAATGGTAAAATAAAAAGGAGTATATTATGCCAAGAGGAAAAGGAACATACGGTTCAAAAAAAGGTAGACCGCCAATGAAATCAAAAGCAATGAGTTCAAAAGCACCTAAATCAGTTAAGGGTGTTTCTATGAATGGATTGACTGCTAGGCAAGCAAATGCTATGAAAAGACATTCACAACATCATACAGCTAAACATATTAGAGCTATGGCTACAGCCATGAAAAAAGGTAAAACTTTTGGTCAGTCTCATAAAATGGCTCAGAAAAAAGTTGGAAAGTAATGGCTAGGAAAGTTAGTTGGATGTGGGGCGGTAAGAAACATTACGGAACACTAATAAGAGAAACTAAAACGCATAAGTTTGCTAGGACAAAAAACGGTAAATTAAAAAAGATAAAAAAATAATGGCTAAGACAGCTAAAAAAACTAACGAGAAAATGTGGAAGAGCATTGTAGCTTCCGTAAAATCAGGTAGTGCTGGGGGTAGACCCGGACAGTGGTCTGCTCGTAAAGCTCAAATTGCTACAAAGCGTTATAAAAAAAGAGGTGGTGGATACAAAGGTGCTAAATCATCTAGTAATAGATTATCTAAATGGTCAAAACAGAAATGGGATTATGTCAGTAAGGGAGATGAAAAAAAGCCAAGAGCTAAGAGAGGGCGTTATTTACCTGAATCAGTTAGGAAAAGTCTCAGTGCCTCAGAGCGTGCAGCTACCAATAGGAAGAAGAGACAAGCTTCTGCCAAAGGTAAACAAAGAGCTAAGTATAGTAAAAAAGTAGCAAGGAAAGTTAGAAGGTCGTGAAATTGAATACAAATATATCTGTTGAAAATGTTATAACTATTTTTACTATGATATGTGCCGTTACACTAGCATTTGGCTTTATGAAATACGATATAGACGCTTTAAAGAAAGAATTACAATTTAAAGCAGATAAAGAATTAATAACTTATAAATTAGATGTAATGATGGAAGATATTGCAGAAATAAAAGAAATACTAAAGGAGAAAAAATAATGGAATGGTTATCGTTAAGCAATGCAGCATATTTAGCTGCTATTTTAATTGGTGGTTACATGAGTGTAGTTGCTGTAAAGTGGAGACCTATCTTAAAAGAATTTAAAGATGTAGCAGAAAAATATAATGAAGCTATGAAAGATGGAAAGCTTAGTGCGAAAGAAAAACAAGCTATCGCAAAAGAGAGTATGGACATCTTATCTGTGGCAATAAGAATGGTATGGGGAAAATAATTGCCAAAAAGGCTATATCAAATAAAAGATTTTTCAGGGGGACTGAATAATCTAAAAGATCCTGCCGACATAGCAGATAATGAAGTTGCAGATGTATCTAATCTAACCTTCACTAAACAAGGTGCAATTGGTGGTGCATTTAATATGAAAACCTCTAGCAATTACCTAGGAGATGCTTATCAGACAGCCGCTGGTGATCATATAGATCATTTAGAAGCTGGTTACGGACTAGGATATTTTGAGACAGACTTTGTTCGTGATGGTGTTACACAAGAAGTAACTACTGCTGACAATACAAATGATAGTGAAGATGGATTTCAACAAAATACAGGAACGAACGCACTTGAAATGAAAGTTAATGGTTCTTCTATTAATTTAACCACGTCATATCCTGTAGGTACTAGACTTCTTATAACAGCATCATCTTTTCCATCTAATTCAATAGATCCAAATGGTCAAGGTATATACACAGTTGTAGGTCATAGTGGTAATAATATTATTTTAGACAGAAATATTATTATATCTGTTGAGACAGGGCAAGTATATTGGGCGGCTACAGTAAAAGGGTTTGGAACTGGTGATAAAATATTATTACTTGCACATCCTAATGAACATAAAATAGATGTCTACTCAACAAATACAGCAGGTACAAATTGGGAGCAAGATAGTATTACACTTAGAGCTTCTTCTACTGGTGTAAATTCGAAAGTATTATATCACAAAATAGATGATTCTATTAGGTGTTTTGATACTGCTGATAAAAATGATTGTAAGGTTCAGTGGTATGGATGGATAAATAGAAGGCATTTTAAATTATTACCAGCACTATCTGGGTCTACAACTGATGATAATTCTTATTTAGGATATTTTGCAAAAGATAATACGTTATTACCTCCAACTGAAGATGATTTAACTTCAGCGTCAACTGCGACCCCTTCTAACTTTACAACTTACCCTGCTTCGGCTGGTACTGGATTTGAATTAAATGTTATATCCCATACAGACGTTGAGGGATTAATACCTTCGGGTGTTTATGAATTTGCGTCAACTTTTATTTATGATAAAAATCAAGAATCTTTGCCTTTTGCATACACAAATACCCATACAATATCTGATGCTAATAATTTTAAAGCATTATCTTTAAATGTATCAGCTAAATCTCCTTACGACCCTAGAATATCAGGTGGTAGAATATATGTAAGAGAAGTCGGTTCTGATGATGAATACATAATGCTTATAGATATTGATTTAACAAAAGGATGTAGGACTAATTTTTCTGATAATTATACACCTTGGCATGACGCTGGTAGTTCTCAATTTAATTGTCCAACTGCAACAGCCTCTGCAAATTTTGAAGTAAAAGACTTTGGATTTATCACTTATGAAACTATCAATGGATTTGCATCTAGTATATTTAGTAACGCATTAGGTGATCAAGGTGAGTTTTGGAAAGATTCTACTGTAGCTAACAATAGAGTATTTATATGTAATGTAACAATGAAAGATGAAGATTCTGGAACTAATAAATCTACAGCAACTGTTAAAAATTATCCTGATAGGATTATGTATTCTATGCCAAATAGGTTTGACACATTTCCTTCTTTTAATACAATAGAAGCTGCTAAAGGTGATGCTGACTACTATACAGCTATAGAGTCTTTTGCAGATAGAATATTAGCGTATAAACAGTATAGTTTAGATATTATAAACATATCTAGTCCTAGTGATGCTAATTGGTTTTTAGAAGATAGTAAGAACTATATAGGGGTAGAGTTTCATGGTGCAGTTGCTAAAACTCAATATGGTATAGTGTGGGTAAATAAACAAGGTTTGTATTTTTATGATGGTTCACAGATAAGAGATTTATCAGAAAATAAAATAGATGATAGTACGTGGCATAGCTTTGTAACAATAAATTCTATGATAATATATGATGAAGCTACTAGCCTAGTATACGTAGTTAAAAATTGCTCTAGTGATGGTGACGCTTATTTATACGATTTTAAAAAAGGTAACTTTACATTTTTAAAAGATTTTACACATGACGGTATTACAAATGTAGTGCACACTAATTTTTCAGACAGTACTAATGCTTTAGTAGGTACTATAGAAAGCACTCGTACTAGATTCTATAAATTACATAGAAATTTTCAATCTGTAGAGAATGTAAGATTTCAAACAAAAGATTTTGATTTTGGTAACGCATCTAGAGTTAAAAAAGTTTATGCGGTATATGTAACTTATCAAGAAACTGGTGGTAATTTAGAAGATACTTTTTCCCTTGTTGAAGATGATGGAACATCTCACACCTTAAACGGATCTATACCTCAAAATAGTGATGGTACTTATAATACAGTAAAATTAAACCCACCATCTCCAGTAACATGTAATAAAGTTTCTGTAAAGTTAGAAGTAGCTGGTGGAGATTCAAGCTTAGTTCAAATAAACGATATAAGTATTGAGTACAGAGAACTATATAAAAGATCTGGCTAATGATTAGAGAAGCAAGAAGAACACAAAATTCTAAGCAAGACAAGATACAGGTAGTAAAATCACAACCATCTGTTAACTCACTTAGAGAAGGTCAAGAAGTTATATATATAGCTAAGTCTAACAGACTAGAAAGATATAGAAAAGAAAAAGGTAGGTTATGGGTATCTTATATGGATACTGATAATAACTATACTGTAAACAAAGATTTAAATGTAGGTGGTGCTTTAACTGTAGATACTTTAGATGTTAAATCTAAAATAACAAGTTATAAAATTATTCCACATAATATGCAAGTAGATATTAATACAGATGAAGTATTTTTACCTTGGTTTGGAATAAAACAAGGATCTGATTTAACAGGAGTCTCATCTTCTTTTTTAGCTCCTTATTCAATGACATTAAATAAAATAATGTTTAGAGTTCCTACTATAGACTCAAATCCAACCGCTAACTTAGCTATTAAATTATATAAAATGGATGATGGAGATGCTGTAACTGATGTAGTTTCAAGAGCTACTCATCAAGATACTTTAGTAGAGAATACTTTTTTTGTTGTAAATGAGTCGGATTTTGATAATAATCCTAAATTTGAAATGGGTGATAATTGCGGTATTTCTATTGAGGCATTTTCAGATTATGGAGGTACAATAGTATGGAAGATTACATCGGTTTGGAAAACAGAAATACTTATTTAATATGTGTGTTATAACATATTTATTCTTAAATTCAAAGGAATTTTACCATGAACAATCCAAATAATTTATTAAACATGATGCAGACTGGTGGTTTAACTAGTACTGCTGGTGGTACTGCTCTTGCTAGAGCTTTGCAAAGACAATCAGATATAAGAAAGTTAGAAAGGCTACAAAGGAAAGAAGCTAGAAGGCAAAAAAGAGGTAGTTTATTTGGTAGTATTGGTAGTCTTGCTGGTGGTTTATTAGGTGCAGCTCTTGCTCCTGTTACAGGTGGGGCTAGTTTAGCTCTAGCCGCTGGTTTAGGAGCTGGATTAGGAAAAAGAGCAGGTGAGGGAATTGGTGCAGGTAAATCTAAAAAATATGATAGTTCTGGTACTGTATATGGACAACAAGCTTTTAGAGATGTAAATCAAGCAAGTCGTGACTATACTAGAGGTATGGGTGAAAGAGCTTTAGTCTCTGGTCTTCAAGCTGCTCTTACTGCTGGTTTATCACCCGGTGGTGGTATGTATGGTAAGGTCGGTGGGAGGCTTAGAACATTACCTTCGACAGGGGGAGTAGCTCCAGTAGCTACTTCTGTAGCTAAAGTAAGTCAAAATCCAGTTACAAGTTCTTTGTTTTCTGATTTAGGTGCAAGCCCACAATCAAATAGTTTGTTTAATATTCCAACTTCATCTTTTACTCCTAGTGGAGCTGGAGATGTATCTGGAGTTGGTTCTCCTCAAATAGGATATAACCAACCACTATTAAATTTGTTTGAAGATGGTGGTTTAGCGGGTTATCAAGATGGTGGCTTTACGGTTTCTGGTATTTTACAACAGCAAGGTTTAGATCCAACTGAAGATCAATTAATGCAATTTCAAGCTTTTGATCCTACGCAAATACAACAAGCTAAAACAGGTGCAGAGCAAAGTTTAATGTCTATGACTGGTGGTATGGGACTATCTAGTGTTGGTGGTGGATTTGGTGCGAAACAAAGAGCGGCAACTTCTGCTATAGGTGCTGGTCAAGATATGATTGGTGATGTTACAGAGCAAGCACAAAAAGCGTTTGAATCGCAAACACTTGGTACTGCTGCTGATTTAATAAATCAAGAGGTTGAGTTTGCTAAAAAAGGAACGTCAAGTCAAGATGATCCTATTTATGGGCAGTTTGATAGACCTCCTCTTGAAGATCCTAATTGGAATCCACCAGAAAACGCTACAAATGGCATGCCCTATGATTTCAATGGAGTTAGATATGTTTTTGATCCTCCTAATTGGGTAACTGAAAATCAATACGAGTCCGATTTAGAGGATTATTACGATCCTTACGGCTAAAAGTGTAAGTATGGCTAGAAGAAGTATATATAGTAGAAGACAATCAATGCCAGCGGGTACTTATGAAACTCCATTAGCTGATTTTCTCGATGCACTACCACAATATGTTAATCAGTATCAGCAGAACCAGTTAAGGATGAAGCAATATGAGGATAGCGTAAAACAAAGAGAGTATAATAACGAATTAAATTTATATAGGTTATTACCAGATGAAGTAAGATCTGAGGCAATGAGTAAATCTGAAAATGAAGACATAAGTCAAATAGGAACTAAAGCAGTTAATAATAATAAAGCATTTTTAGATCAGTTAAACTTTACAGATATGAGTAAATCTGACGTTGAAATGTTAGATTATTATGATAATTTATTAACATCTCCAAATGTTGCAGGTAATACAAAAAGAGAAAATCAAATTAAAAATAAAATTATATCTCAACAAAATAAAATTAAAAAAGAATCTATTGTAAAATATTACGATGATAATCCAGATAGTAAGTTTAAAAATATAGATTTACAAAGAGCACAGTATGAACCAGATGAGGTTATAAAAGATTTAAATGATAGAACTTTAAAATCTATAAGTAATGAATTACCACCTTTGGGGGCTACCCTTGAAGCCTTATCTAAAATGTTAACTACAAAAACACAAGAAAAAAGACTTTATAAATCTGCTATGACAGCACAAGAAGTTAATGATTTAACTACTGAAATAGGGAATATAGAAAGCAGAATAGAGGAATTAACAGGTTTAGGAGAACCTAGACTTAGACTTCCTAAATTTACCTCAACTAAACAAGAATCTACTAAAAAAAGTATTCCCGGTTTTTAATTGATGTATGAAAGAGAACTTACAATCACTTTATAATACTGTTTCTCAAGAATACGACATTGGAACTTATGATTCCTTTAGTAAAAGCATGCAAGACTCTTCTAAGCGTAGGGTTTTTTACGACTATCTCAGTGAAGAATATCAACTACCAGACTATGAAACTTTTGAATTAAAAGTATCATCTCCAGAGCCATCTATAGATTTAAATGAAGTGGTTACAAGTACGGATGAGCCAGATACGGGTTCTTTTAAACAGATAATATATGAATCTGTAAAACAACAAGAAAATAGTGTAGCAAAAAACAATCCTTATGGTGTGAATATGCCTAGGAAAAAAAGCAATGCTGATAGATTAGCAAGCTTAGGTGGTAAGCTTATGGCTGGTAGTCAAACATTATTAGAGTTTGATGATATTCAAAGTGGGTTAAAAGCTGGTGAAGATATAATAGATAATATATTAGAAGTATCTAAAAACGATATAGCTACCTTTTATTCTAATTATTCAGGCTTACCCATAGAAAGTCCTGAAGTTAAATCTTTTGTACAGATCGTTAATAGCAAAACTAAAAAATCAGAACAGCCTCAACAAGAAAGTTCTATATTTAAATCATTAGAACCTATACCACTTACTAAAATAAAAAATTTAACAGAAGCTTTAGATTATAATAAAAATAATCCACAATATATTATGTCTGCGATTAAAGATCCAGACCCTAAAAAGAAAGTAGAAAACTTACAAAAAAACTTACCAAAGTTTGCTATGGGTTTACCTGTAGAAGCACTTACTGATCCAACATTTTTAAGAGATCCAAATAGAATATCTGAATTTGCTACAAGACGTAAGGAGACTGAAGAGTTTGAGCCTACTGCTAAAGATGTAGCTAAGTTCTTTAATAAAAGGACTTTACAAAAAGAAATAGATATAGAGCTTAAAAAAGGTAAAAGTCTAAGACAAGCTTACAGAACTTCTTTCTCTAAGCTGGGTGGTACTCCACCTAATATTATAAACCTAGCTATGGATAATTCTATAACTGGTACTGTATTTAGAATTGCTGGGCTAAACCAACAAGTAGATGTTAGTGACTATCCTGCCAATAAATTAGAGGAGCTTGCATCAGGTGCAATATCTATGGTTATGCCAGTAGATGCGGCTCTATTTGCATTTGGTGGTAAGCTTGCCAATGTAGGTAAAGTTGCAAAATATGCTGATGATGCGGCTAATATGTTAGCTAAAAGAACTAGTCTGTCATTAGCTGAAGCTAGAGTCCTTACTAAAAATGCATTTCAAAGAATAGTAGGTGGTGCAGGTGGATTTGCGGCATTTGATGGTGGTGCAAACATTGCTGAACAAATAGAGACTACAGGTACTGTTGACCCTATTGAAGCTTTACATGCTACCTTTCATGGTGTGATTACTGGTGGTTCAGTTAGTAGCTTAGGTCTTGTTGGTACAGTTTTGGGCAAGAAAGCGGCTGGCGAATTAGGAGCAAAAGCTGGTGAGTTTGGTGCTGAAGTGTTTGGCTTAGGTACAGTTCCAGCTTTATTAGAGGGAGAACCTATTACAGCAGAATCGTACTTTGATGCGGCTAGTACTATTATAGGTATTAAGTTATTAAAAAAGTATTCTACAGGACAAAGAAATCAGATCGTAGAAACTGTTGGTAATGATATAAAATCTATAGTAGAACAAACTGGTAAACCTATAGATGTAGTAGCTAACACTATTAGTAATCAATTAAAGACCTCTGTTGAATTAGCTATGGAAGGTAAGATACCTACTAAAGTAAATAGGGGGACAATAATACAAGAAATAGGTGGTAAACCTGATCCATCTAAGAAATCAGGAACAGTAGAATTTTTAAGTGAAGGTAATAAATTAGATTTTGAAAGAAGACGATTAGATATTGAGATAAATAATTTATCTAAAGATATGAATACTTTAGAAAAAAATGGTGCTAAACAAAAAATATTAGACGATATGCAAATAGATATAGATTCTAAAGTACAAAGAAGGAATATAATTGCAGATGCTTATGGTTTTGCTAAAAGACCTGTTATTTTATCAGAGACTGCAATAGAAGCAAAGAAAAGCCCAACAACTGAGGATATACAATTACAAATAAAAAGAAGATCTAGGTCTGAGCAACAAAGGTTAGATAATTATCTTAAAGATAAGGATGTATTGAATAGACCTTTCGAACCAGATCCAATGTTAGAAGTACCTTTGCACCCAGCAGATGCAGGTAGGCAAGCAGTAAGAATTATAGAAGTTGATGGTGCAAAAAGGTCAGTAGCTGAAGCACAGAATAAAATTAGACAAGGCGGTACTCAATTAGAATTGGTATTAGAATCAGCTAAGTTACAAACAGAACCTGTGAAAGCTAATTCTCTTGTAGAAGTTCCTATAAATCCTGCAAAACAACCAGCTTCTGAAATACCTACACCTAAACCAGCTAAACAATTAGTAGAAAATTTACCCAATAATAAAAAGTTAAAAGGGTTTTTATTACAAAAAGAATATGCTGATTTAGATTTAACTATAAAATCAAATGAGCAAGCATTAAGAAATCAAAACCTTACACCTAAGCAGAGAGAAACATTAGAGACTTCTAATCAAAAAGCTAAGGAACTTAGGAGAGAAGTTGAAGAGAGAGCAGAATCCGAAGGTATAGAGATGCAAGCTTTCTTTGGTATTCCCAATCCTAGAATACTTAAAAAGTTATTTGGCTCTGAAAAGAAAAGACCACAGAGATATAGTCAAGCAGAATTGGATAGATTATATAATGGTGCAATAGATAGACTTAAAAAGAAAGACAAAGAAAATAATACAATATCTATTGAAAGCCCATCTACAGATAACTTGCCAGTAGCAAATAGAAGAAATACGCTTACAAAAGTATATAATTATATATTTTCTGATGTTGTTGAAAGAAACGCAAGCGTAGGCACACCATCTGCAATACAATCATCTGAACTTGGAAGGCGGGCTATTGATATACAGAAGCAAGTTAGAGGTAGGCTTGCCCCTACACTAGATGATGTTTTGATAATAAGTGGTAAGGGTTTTGGTGAAGAAGGTAAGGCAGTTACAGAATTGTCAAAATTTATAGAGGTTGATATTGGTGGTAATAAAATATTACAATCAAAATTACATGCGGCTATTGAAGGTAATATAAAAGTATCTGGTAAAGAAGCTGAGATAGTTGAAAAACAACGCAATCTTATTGAAGAGAGAGGTAAAATATTTGAAGAGTATGAAATATATACAGAAGGTAAAGATGGAATTCCTAGACCTTTTAAAGTTATTGGTAGGGAAATAGCACCTCGTGTTATGAGCGGTGAATTTTATAGAATATTAGAAAAAGGTGTTGGTTCTCCAGAATTTACAGAATTAGTTAGGAAGTGGTCGCAAGCAACTGGTGCTCCTGAAAAAAATATAAGAGAGGATTTTAAAGAGTTTACTGACAATATATCAGGTAAATCTACAGAGAACCCTACGAGAACTACGCAAGTAGAGCATACTAGAAAATGGAAAAACATACCTCATGCTATAAAAATTGGCAAAGAAATAATACCTTTAGTTGAATATAGACCATTTGAATATGCTGAAAGAATAGCTGAAACAGGAGCGGCTAGAGTTGGTATAGTAAATGTATTTGGTCAAGAGTTAAATAATACTAGTACTGTAAATAAATTTAAACAAGCAATAGAAGCAGAGGGTGGAACATCTTTAGAGTTTCACGAAATGGTTAGAACTTTAAGTGGTGCTCCTGTTGAACCTGCTTTTTTAGAAGTTGGATCTGCAAACTCTAAGGCTATTAGGGCAGTAAAAGCTATTTACAATACAACTAAAGCTATTCAATTATCTGTGTCTTCTATTCCAAATATTGGAGAGTTTCAAGGAAGTCTTAGTAGGTTTTCAGGAACTACTGGTCTTATAAAAGGTATATATGATTTAAAATTATCGAGGTCAGGTAATGCTAAAGCATTAGAGGCTATGTTAAATAGTTTGGGTGCTTTAACAACAGATGTTACAAATATGGCTTTAGATCCAAATAAGCCTATTTCTTCAAGAGTTAAACAATTAAATGAAATGCAGAGAAGTGCATTTATATATAGATATGTAAATGAATTTCAAGAAAAGCTTGGTGCAGTTTTAGCATTTAATAAAGTAGAAAAATTTAAAAATGGAAAAGGTAAAAGTTCAGATGTTTTTGAGCTTAGATATCAAGGTTTTTCTAGGTCTGAAGCAGAGTTAATGGTATCAGGTAAAGCACCACAACAATTATACGATGCTTTTATAAGGAGAACTTCTCCAACATTAACTGGTGGTGCACAGAGAGCTGGTGAACAATCAAGGTTAGAACAGAATAGATTATTTAGAGGTGTTACTGCATTTGAAACATACGCTCAAATGAAAATAAGACAACTAAACAGAATGATTAGAGTTAATGGAAAATCTATTAACGAAGCTGTAACTGAAAAAGATTATAAAAAACTATATGACGTTACTAAGATAACTTTTAATGAGTTTTTTAGAAGTGCTTTTGCAGGTGCTAGTGCACAATTCTTATTAGCTGGTGCTTATGGTGGACTTGACAATATTGAGATAAAATGGAATGAAGTAAAAGATAATAAATTAGCTTTCTTACTTAAATGTTGGGGTTATACAACTTTTGCTGGTATATATGGTCAAGTAATTCAATCTACTGCTGGTGGTAAAGAGACTCCTCTTGATATATTTTATCCTTGGGTTTTAGTAAATGAAGTTCAGCAGGCGATAAGAGGTAAGGGTAGATATACATACGATGAAGGAATGGATAGATTGATAAAACTTGGAGAAAGATTTTTTCCTGCAAATAGAGTATTTAAACAAACATTAGTTGCTTTTGGATTAGGAAATCCTGAAGCTCAAAAAGACAACAATGCTATTAAGGCTTACTACAGATGGAAATTTAAAAATAAATATGGTGGCACATTTATATCTAATCCCGATGAGGAAATAAAAGCATTTAGAACTAATATGAAAAAAGCTTATGAAGGTGTTATTAAGGGAGATGACCCAGCTACAATCAATAAATTTGTAGTAGATGCAGTTTCTGAAGGTGGTAAAGATCCATCTAGTATTTCTCAATCATTACTAGGTAAAAGACTTTTATTAAAATCTAAGATAGCACCCGGAAAAAATGATTTAGTATATACAGAGAGACTTAACGATCTCCGTAAAAGAATTGGTGATAAAGCATACAATAGATTATTAAGGCATGATGAACTTATTGATATGTATGCAGAGTTATTTAAATTCTAATCTTTCACTCTAAGTAAAGCTTCTTTAGCGTACTCAGGTTCTCCTACCTCGTTCCAAAATTCAGCTAGTTTTGTGTAATACTCATTAAAATCTATAACTCGATTCACACACAGACCTATTAGGTTAGTTAATTTCTTTCTTTCCTCATCTGTAAGTTGCTCACTATCAGGTATGATCGTATCATCACTAAAGTAATTCCACTTTATACTTTTTCTTTCTTGTGGAAAATCATCTAATATATCCATTCTAACTCCTATTTGTTTTTAATATTTGATATTCTTCTCTTTTAGCTTTGGTAAAATTATTTCTTTTACCTTTAGACATATTCATCCAGCACT